ACAAAAATGTGGATGGATGGTCCAAATGGCTACGGAAAACTTAAAATGTTACCAACGCCGATGGGACAAATTGTTTCATCGATGTTGGAATCAGGAGTCAAGTTGGGAGTCTCAAGCAGAGGTTCAGGGGAAGTTGACGGAGATGGTAATGTTCAAGGATTTGAAATTATTACTGTTGATGTTGTAGCTCAACCATCTGCCCCGGGAGCATATCCAACACCAGTTTACGAACACCTTATGAATGCACAAGGTGGCTACAAGGCATTTCAAGTGGCACAAGAAGTCCAAGGCGACACACAGGCACAAAGATATATAGCAGAGAGCTTGAAAAACTTCATTTCAAGTCTTAATAAAACGTAGGAGAATCACAATGCTAGAGTTTGTAAAACAACTATTTGAAAACAATGTGATTTCCGAAGAAGTCAAGTCGGAAATTGAGACCGCTTGGGAAAAAACCGTTCAAGATAACCGTGATAATGTTACTACACAATTGCGTGAAGAATATGCACAGAAGTACGAACACGATAAGACCGCAATGGTTGAAGCAGTTGAGAAAATGCTGGCTGACAGAATTACAGCAGAGCTTTCTGAGTTTGCTGAAGACCGCCAAGGACTTATTGAAGCTAAAGCAAAATATGCTGAAAAAATCGTAAAAGATTCTAAAGCTATGGAAGCATTTGTTCTTAAAAATCTTAAGAATGAATTAGCAGAACTTCGTGAAGATCGTAAAGCAGTTGCAGGTAATGTTGCTAAACTTGAATCTTTTATTGTTGATGCACTTTCGAAAGAAATTGCAGAATTCCATGCTGATAAGAAAGACTTAGCAGAAACCAAAGTTAAACTTGTTAGAGATAGCAAGGCTAAATTTGAAGAAGTTAAGAAAGACTTTATCAATAAAGCATCGAAAATCGTTGAAGGTACAGTATCGAAAGGTATTAAATCTGAAATGGTACAATTGAAAGAAGATATTCAGGCAGCGAGAGAAAACGACTTCGGTCGCAGACTTTTTGAATCATTCGCAAGTGAATATGCTACTAGCCATTTAAATGAAAAATCTGAAACTTCAAAACTTCTTAAAGTTGTAAAACAGAAAGAAGCAGAAGTAGCAGAAGCAGCGAAAGTTGTTGCAGAGTCTAAAGAGTTAGTAGAAAGTCGAGATGCAGAGATTGCTCGTATCAAAGATAGCGCAGCTAGACAAGAAGTAATGGCAGAATTGCTAGGACCATTGTCAGCAGAGAAGCGTGAGGTAATGGGTGAGTTACTAGAATCTGTACAGACTAATAAATTACACGCAGCTTTTGACAAGTACATTAATTCCGTAATGGAAGGAAGTGCTCCAACTAAAGTGGCGTTGACAGAGGCAAAAGAAATAACAGGCGATAAAGCACAAGGCAATCAAATTAGCAGTGGAGAAAAAACTGCTGAGATATTTGACATCCGCAGGCTTGCGGGCTTAAAAGTTTAAGGAGAAAAACAATGTCACAACTACTAGAAAGTCGCTGGTCAGAAACCAAAGATGCCCTTTTAGAAGGACTTCAAGGTAACAAGCGTACTGTTATGGCAACAACTCTAGAGAATACCCGCACGTATTTGAACGAGTCTGCCACTGCAGGTGCTACTTCTGCCGGTAACGTTGCAACACTAAACCGTGTGATCCTTCCAGTGATCAGACGTGTGATGCCAACTGTCATCGCAAACGAATTGGTTGGTGTACAGCCAATGACTGGACCTGTTGGTCAAATCCACACATTAAGAGTACGTTATGCTGATGCATTCAACTCTGCAAGTGGAACTGACACTACAGCAGGTGATGAAGCACTATCACCATTCAAGATTGCAGAAGGTTATTCTGGTGCTACTAATGATAAAGCAGCTTCTACAGCAGCTTTAGAAGGTGTAGCTGGAAACAGATTAAGCATTCAAATCTTGAAACAAACTGTTGAAGCGAAAACTCGTAAGTTGAGTGCTCGTTGGACGTTTGAAGCTGCTCAAGATGCACAAGCTCAACAGGGCATTGACATCGAAGCAGAAGTAATGGCTGCTTTAGCACAAGAAATAACAGCTGAAATTGACCAAGAAGTTATTCAATCATTGAAAACACTTGCTGGTACGGCTGCTTTAACTTATGACCAAGGTGCAGTATCAGGTACTGCTACTTTCGTTGGTGACGAACATGCTGCTTTAGCTGTTCAAATCAACAGAGTTGCAAACTTAATTGCACAGCGTACAAGACGTGGCGCAGGTAACTACGCTGTTGTTTCACCAACAGTATTAACGTTGTTACAATCTGCTACAACTTCAGCGTTCGCAAGAACAACTGAAGGTACTTTTGAAGCACCAACAAACACTAAGTTTGTAGGAACTTTAAACAGTGCAATGCGTGTGTACGTAAACGGTTATGCAACTGACGACGATGTGTTGATCGGTTACAAAGGTTCTTCGGAATCAGACGCACCTGCGTTCTACTGCCCATACATTCCTTTGATGTCAAGCGGTGTTGTACTTGATCCAGGTACATTTGAGCCAGTTGTAAGTTTCATGACAAGATATGGTTATGTAGAGTTAACAAACACTGCATCATCTCTTGGTAATGCGGCTGACTACTTAGGCAAAGTTGCAGTAACATCTGCAAACCTAAGATTTGCGTAAGCAAGTTTAGATTTTTTAAATCTACTAAAGGGCGGTATTTTTATATCGCCCTTTTTTTATGACTAAATAATAGTATCGTTCATCCCAATCGGGACGGAAGTAGCATTATGCGAAGGAACGCACCTAACTTTAAAAAGGAGGGTGTTATGAACAGATTCGATCATTTACACAAAACATACCGCGAGGCAAAAATGAGAGCTCGTAAGGAACGCATCTTAATGATGTCACGTTCTGAGCCAAACATTAATGGCAGCGGTACTAGTGGATATACTGTAAAAAGTGGCGAAAATACTGGCAAAGTACTAAAACATATATCTGTTACTTCGAGTAATAACATATAGTTTTGTCCAAAATGAAATAGGTTGACAAATACTTATTTTGTGTTATATTAATAATATAGCAACAAAAGAGTAATTGACTTTTGTTTATAGTGCAAGGAAGAGGCCTTTACCAGAAGGGTCGAACTTGACTAGTTAGGGGTGGTACCCAGGTTCAAGGTTGAGAGACTGAGGATCACATTGCTCTACCGAGCGGAACTAGGTTGTGCGTAATAGAATGGTATTCTGTGTACGTGCTTGTAGGTGTAACCAAGTCCTACCTATTTTGCTTATATTAAAAAGGACCTTAATTGGTCCTTTTTTCTTGACTAACTGTCCAAAATACTATATAATAATAGCATGGAGATAAAAGACGAAAAAGACTTCTCTTTACTAAGAGAACAGGTAAGCAAGTGGAACAAGAATCATTCTATGTTCAAACACGATGTTCGTCAATTATCCAAATCGCTAGAAAAGCTCATTGATAATCATAGTCAGCATATGATTATGCATAGGCAGACAAAACGCACCATACATTTAGAACGTGCCCAAGCAGAAATCGACAATATTAACATTCTCCTTAAAACTGTTGGACAACAAGAACTCTTATCTATTCTTAGCAGAAGATAAATACTTGTGTCTAAAGTGTGCCGCATAGTGTGGCGGACTTATGCTGTTTACCCACAGCGTAGCGACTAGAACTCGCATAGGACTACTATTATAGGAGAAAACAAATGGGAAGACCACTTAATAAAAGATTGTTTGGTGAGCCAACAGCGGCTGGATCAGAAATCAAAGTCAACTTTCATAACGGCTCAGCAGTTAAAGAAGGTTATATCGTAAAGCAAAAAGGTTCAAAGAAATTTGTCTGTGAAGAAATTGAAACAGCAGGTGAATTTACTTGTGTACTAACAACTGGTAAATTACCAGCAGCATTAACAGCAGGTGAAATGTCAATTTCATTTAAAATGGACGACAGTGAAACTTATCTAGTAAGTAAAATTGCTGGAAAGAAAGCAACACTATCAGCACCAACTGCAACAGGTTCAAACGCATATGACGGTTTGACTGTTCCTTGGAACTTTGCAACATCTACTTCAGATGGCGCAGCACAAGTTGAAGAAGCTGGTGATGACAACACATTATCTGGTACAGATGATGATGACTTCACTGAAGACGCTTAATAATTAAAGGTAACGAATAATGGCACAGTTAGTACAAACCAATGGTGATTACACAATCAAAACCGGTGAAGGGTCAAATGTAATATTTGATACTGGTGCAGGTATTGGCGAAGTAAAAATCACTGGTAACTTAGTTGTTGAAGGTGATACACTGACTGTTCAAGCTGAAAACTTAAACGTTAACGATAACATTATTGAATTAAATTATGGTGAAACAGGCGCTGGAGTTTCTCTAAGATATGCTGGTATACAGATTGACAGAGGAACAGAAACGCCTGCTTCATTCTTTTATGATGAAAATGATGATACGTTTAACCTTGCAAAAGGAACCAACGGCAGTTACAACTTTACTGATAGTAGTTTAAGATTAAAAACTATCACAACTAATCAAACTACAGACGGTGGAGATTTAACTCTTATCGGTACAGGATTAGGTGTTGTAAAAGTTATTGGTACTACAACATACGAAGCACAAGTAACGCATGACGATGATATTCCTAATAAGAAATATGTTGACGATGCTATTAGAGATAATCCAACATTCCAAATTATTGATAATGACACAAGAGTTATTGTTACTGATAAGGACGTCAGCGGAGCATTAACTTATCTAGTTGATAACACCGGATACAGTTCTTTTGGTGAAAGTGCTATTTCAGTAATTGTTGACGGTTCGCTAGGTGCTCAATTTTATTCAAATAGGGCAGTAATACAAGACCTTGAATTTATTAATAACGAAATAACAAACAACGATACTAACGGTAATATCTTTTTAAGAACACAAGGTACAGGTAAGGTTAAACTTAACTATGGACTTGAGCTCGAAAAAATTGCAGTTACTCCGGCATATGTAAACGAATCAACTATTCTTTATCACAATGAAGAACAGTTAGGTCAAACAGGTGTGTTCTTTACTAATGGTACTAGAACAGGAGAACTAGTAAATAGAAATAGAGCATTACTCTATAGTATGATATTTTAAAGGAAAAAACAAATGATTAAAAGTACAAAAGTATCTGCAACAAATGTTAGTGTTCCGGAAAAAGTCTATACTAGTACAACTACAGGAGCTCCTATTGGGGGCAGTGTTACAGGTCAAGTAAATGCAATCACGACAATGATCCTTTGTAATCTTGGTGCACCAACTATTACAGACGAGTCTGTTAATACTTGTAATGTAAGTGTGTTTTTAGTAAAGGCAGGCGATACTCCGGATGACGATAATATTATTGTTAATACCTTAATTGTACCTGCAGGCGAAACAGTATTTTTCAGCGATGAAAAAATTATTTTAGATGCAGGCGATGAAATTTGGGTTGGTACTTCAGTAGCAGATTTAATTACTGTTACAGTAAGTTCAATGCAAGTGTAGAGGAAAACTAATGAAGTTTTTAAAATACCAAAATACATCTAGATATAGTCCTAGCGATAATTCTATCTCAGTTAATCCTTATGGAAGAGTTGTGATGGATACAACAGCAGGATTGATGCTACCGAAAGGAACCTCAGCGCAAAGACCAGATTTAATAGGAGTAAGACAACCTTCTACAGCAGACGGAACTATTAGATATAATACTGACATTACTGCTATTGAAGCATACGTTGGCGGCAACTGGGAATTAGTTGTGCAACCATCAGCTTCTGCTATTACAGTACAAACATTAGGACCGGGAGATGGAACCGAAACTGTGTTTGGACCAGTGTTTGAATCAACAAGTGCAAATAACGTTTTAGTTTTAGTTGAAAACGTTTTACAAATTCCTACAACTAACTTTACACTTGAACAAAGTACAGCTGGTAACTTAGCAGGACCTAATGCTCCATACGCAGATGGATATTATTTTAAATTTAATTCACCGGTACCTGCTACCAAATATATTACAACCTTCTATGGATTCTCGAACTAATGTCACAAGTAGGGCGAATAGGCGGACATTTATTAGAAGCAAATCTTGAAAGACAAGGAATTGATGTTGCTTTCAAGAATACAACTTTTGACTCAACACCAATATTATACTTAGATGTTACTAATAATAGAATTGGTGTTAAAACAGATTCCCCACAATACGATTTAGATATACAAACAGATGTTTCTACAACAAATGCTGAAGCAACAGCACAAGCAAGACTAGATAACGTTCTTATAAATGCACCCGCAACATTTTCTACTATTACAGGACCATTAAATATTGTTCCTGCAACAGACCAAGGTTCAATTGTTTGGCAAAGATTACAAACAGACAACTTAGATATCAGCGATAACTTTATACAAGGTAAAAGTACAGATGATAGTATTACTTTAGATACAAGTGGTACAGGTACTATCAACGTTCGTGCAAATACAAACATGACAGGTAACCTAGCTGCAACAGGAGACATTAACCTAGATGGTAATGTAACACTGGCAGGTAATATTGTAGTAGGTGACAGTTCTTTTGCTACTGCTGAAATTAATCCTGACTTAACACAAGACATTTTACCACAAACTGATAACACATTAAGTTTTGGTCAAGATGAGCGCGACTCTTCACCAAGAAGATGGAAAGAATTACATACACCTGATAACTTATTAAACACAAACAATGTTCGTCCTATGGGAGCGTTGATTAGTAATCAACTTAGTTTCAGAGGAGAAACTGGCGATCAAATTTTAGAAACACCAACAATTACAAGTACACAATCAAACGAAGATACAACGTTAGTTTCTGGTACAGGCGATTACTTTATTAACGGAACAAAGATAGAAACTAATAACATTCATAATACTGGTAACGATGCTTTTAGTTTTGGAAACACAGGTATTGGTTATTTAAGATTTATGGGCGACAGTGCATTTAAAATGCCTGCAGGTACAAATTCTGAACGTCCAGGGTTACCAGAAGTTGGTGATACTAGATGGAATACAGATGAACAAATTATGGAATGTTTTGCTGGTATTGTTGAATCAGTAACAGTAACAGGAACATTTACAGGATTAGCAGATGCAGCTAATATTCTTTCAGGACCTACTACATCAAACTCCGTATACGGAACTGATTTTAGTTGTAGAATGAATTTATTAGCAGAAACGGTAACAGTAGTTCAATTCTTATCACAAGGAATTGGATATCAACAAGGCGACAAGATTGTAATTCCAGGAACTAAACTTCCAGGTGGATCTAGTCCGGCTAATGATATCACTTTAACAGTAGGCGCACAATCCAATGATGGCTACGCAGTAGCAACTGGTGGTGGTGCTGAAATTAGTGAATCACTAATGGAAGATTTAGGTGACGTATATAGCCTTATCCTCGGTTAATTAAGACAATTTGCTAAATACTACTGTTAATGCCGACCAAGCATTAATCTTTTACTGTGGTTAGCCCGCAATGTAAGGTGGCTAGAGGGACAGGATCCCCGTGAAAAGGAGAGCGTAATGGCAATTGGTCGTATTTCGGGTCCGCTCTTAAAGGCAAATCTCGTTAGAAACGGGGTTGATTTAGCTTTTGAGAACGACTTACTTTACATAGACGTAAACAATGCTCGTTTAGGAGTAAACAACTCTTCTCCCACCACGGATATCGATGTTGTAGGTACAACAAGATCAACAACACTCACAGTAGACAATCAACTAGATGTAGGAAATTTAAGCATTACTGGTAACACTATTTCCAGTACGCTTGATACCATTTCATTTGCACCTTCAGGTTCAGATCCAGTAATTTATAATTCTAAGTTACAAGTAGATGATTTGCAACTTACAGGTAACACAATTTCAACAACAGTTTCTAACACTAATTTAGAACTTCGTCCTAACGGCGCAGGTACATTAGAAGTTATAGGTAACACAAATATTACTGGTGACTTGTATGTTACTGGTAACATTAATACAGGCGGTGATATCACTATTGGTGGTAACATTGTTATTGGTGACGCAGATACAGACACTATCGAATTTAATGCTGCGATTGCAAGTGATCTTATTCCAGAAACTGACAACACATATACGTTAGGTAACGCTACAACAAGATGGAAAGAAATCCATGTTGCTGATTTATATACAACAACATTGAATCTTCCAACACTTGACATTGGCGACTTAACATTTAGAGATAGCACAATTACAGCAGCGTCTGGTACTGACTTTACTATTGAAGGTAATGGAACTGGTGGTGCTAGATTAGGTAACTTTAGATTTTCAGGAAATACAATTACTAACGTACAACCAGGTGGCATTACACAGATTGTACAAAGCGGAACAGGTTATTTTAAAATTGATACTAACAACGGTTTTGTTCCACCAAGAGGTAATGACGCACAACGTCCAACTTCATATGCAGTTGCAGGCATGACAAGATATAACACAGATGCAAAAGCAATTGAAATTTGGACAGGTACTGCATGGGCAAGTCCAGCAGGTGCATCAGGAGCGGTATCAGAAATTCAAGCAAACACAATTGCATCATCGTATGCATTAATGTTAGGATAGAGGAAGATAGTATGCCAACAGTATTTAAACAGAGCGTAGTAACAGACATTGGAACAACACCTACTGACGTATTACAGATTCAAGAAGGTGTTAAAGCAACCGTAGTAGGTTGTAACCTTGCAAACAATTCGGATTACGATACAGTTGTTGTTGACGTACAAGTAGTTGACGAAAATTCAACAGTTGGTAACTATGCTAGATCAGTACCGATACCTCCGGGTTCGAGTGCTAAAGTAATTACGCAAGGTGAAAGATTAATTTTGCCAGCAACGGCTGGTTTAAGAATAACAAGTGATACGGAATCAAGTGTTGATGCAACAGTTAGTTTCGTAGAGATATCATAGGGAGGAATAGAGTATGCCAAATCCATATTATTTCGGACAAAGCCCAGATGAATCACTAGGTGATAGCCCTAGATATTTTTATGCAATAAGAAGAAATGAGGATGGTGAATTATATCTTCTAAGAAGTGATCAATTGAAAGATAAAGATTCAATTGATATTAACTTACCTGGTCCACCAGATGAGACTTTTGAGGACTTGGAGCCAGGTGTTGACTTTTTTGACGGTATTAATGTTAACCATATTAAAGACAAAGAGAATATGTATTGGACTCAATATAAATGGGACCAAAGAAGCATATTATATTACGTAGACGATGAAGGTATGTTAGTTCAGCGAATTAACCAGAACTATGCTTATCCGTCAGGAACATCAAGTTAGGGGTAGATAAATGGCAGAGTTTAAGATAAGTCGAATTAGATATACTTGGAAAGGACCATGGACAACTTCAACTGCATACATCATTGATGATGTTGTACAGTATGGAGGTAGTGTATATATTGCACTTAGAGGACACACATCTGCAGACTTTAAAGCAGATATAGATTACGTTCCACCAGGTGATACAATCGGACAACCAGCATGGTTGAAAATGTCTGATGGTAGAGAATTTAAAGGTGCATGGACACCATCAACGACTTATTATAACGGAGACATTGTAGATAACGGTGGTACTCTTTTCATCAACACAACAGGACACACATCAACAGCAGACTTTAATGCTGACATTGCTAATTGGGCAGTGTTTGTACCTGGTGCAGACTGGGGGAGCGACTGGACTGTAGCAACTACATATGGTGTAGGAGATGTTGTTAACTACGGCGGTATTGTTTATAAATGTGTTACTGCGCATACTTCAGCAGCAACAGCAGCATTAGGTTTAGAAGACGACCAATTTAAGTGGGCAACTTACTACTATGGTAAAACTTACAAAGGTGAATTTGCTAGTGATACTAGATATAAAGCACAAGACCTTGTTAAGTATGGTGGATCACTTTTAAGAGTTTTAACAGGACACACATCAACAACTAATTTAGCAGCATCAAACTTTATTTTAGAAGCACCAGGTGCTAAAATTAGAGGAACATGGACAGGTGCTGAATATTATGGCATTGGTGATGTTGTACAACACGGTGGTTATGTTTATCAATCACTTACAAATAACTATGCACGTACTCCTGGAGATTCAATCTATCAACCAACAGAAGTTGATTGGGCAGTAATTTCAAAAGGTGTAAATCTTGCAGGTACATGGGCTACTGGAACACAATATAAAACAGGTGATGTTGTTGAAAGAGGTGGATCAATTTATGTTGCTACACTAGATTCAACAGATGACGGAAGTTCATTAGACTATCTTGATGCAGGTAACTGGGATCTTATTATTCAAGGTCAAGCATGGAAAAATGCTTGGACTATTTCAACAGTTTACGCAGTAGGAGATGTAGTTACTTACAGAGGTAGCGCATATAAAGCAAACGTAGAACATACAGCAGGTTCTGAAAACTTCCCAGGAGATAACGGTAGTGGATTTGAATATTGGGATCTTTTATTAGCTGGTGCAGAAAATGTTGGACTTGTTAATCCAGGTGATTTATTAACATTTGGTTTAAGCAGAACTATTGCTGGTGACGGATCTACATTAGGTGCTACAAATGTTCCAATTGATACAGCAGAAAAACTTTTACAAGTTGGACCAGATGATACAATTGAATACGACAACTGGGGAAGAAGTGCAAGATTTTTCCATGTTGATCCGATAATTGGTGTTGACGATAGATCAAATCCTAACGCAGGTATTGATCCTTTCAAACCAGTTAAAACAATTAGATTTGCAGCAGAACTTGCTGACGATGGCTGGACAGGAACAAACACAATTCAATTAACAACTGGAGTATACGAAGAAATACTTCCAATTAGTTTACCTGCTAGAACAGTTGTACTTGGTGACGAAATTAGATCTTCTAAAATTAAACCAAGACAAGCAATTGCTTCTATGGCAAGTGATGCTGTATATAGAAATGCTGTAGCAGTTCATTTACAAGGTGTTATTAGAAATATTTTAACAGGTACAAACTTTACAAAGCAATCAGGAAATGATGCTGAAGTTACAGTAATTACAGATGCTATTCCAACAGGAACATTTAATCCAGGACCACCAACAGGAGACGGATTAGAAATTATTGACTATGTTCAAGTTACATCTGACTCAGTTGCAGCGAACTTAGTTGACAACGGATTATCTGCTTACATACAGTACATTAACTTCCACGTACAAAGCACAGGAACTGATCCTGTTGTTACTGGTACTAATGAAATTACAGATCAAACAAACAGATTAAATGCTGCAAGAATGATCGAAACAAACAAAGACTTCTTAATGAAAGAAGCAACAGCATATCTTGACAACACATTTAGTGATTACGTATATGACAGTGCAATTTATAACGATGACATGCACAGAATTTGTAATGCACTTGCATATGATTTAAGATATGAAGGAAACTATAGAATTTTAAGAGAAGGTAAGTTTTACAAAAGCATGGTACAAGGTAGTCAACTATCAGACATGTTCTATGTAAGAGATGCTTGTGGTGTTAGACAGTGTACACTAGATGGTTTAACAGGTACACTTAATCCGCCAAACGTTTTTGAACAATATCAAAGACCAACTGGACCTAATTATATTTCACTTGATCCAGGTTGGGGTACAGCAGATAGCAAAGTTTGGATTACAACACGTTCTCCATATATTCAAGGTGTATCTACATTTGGTAACAATTGTACAGGACAAAAAATTGATGGCGCATTACACGCAGGTGGTAACAAATCAATTGTGTCCAACGACTTTACACAGGTAATTAGTGATGGTATAGGCGCTCACGTTCTTAACAATGGTAGAGCAGAACTTGTATCAGTGTTTACGTACTATGCACAGGTAGGATATCTAGCAGAAAACGGTGGAGTAATACGTGCTACAAACGGTAACTGTTCATATGGTTACATTGGTGCATTAGCAGATGGTACTGATCCTTCAGAAACACCAATTACTGCTACACTTAATAACAGATTAGAAGAAGCACAGATTGTATCAGCATTTGCTGGAGAAGTAAATGACGAAATTCTTGCACTAGAGTTTAGAACTTGCGGTCAAAACTATACAAATGCAGAATATACATTTGTTGGTTCAGGTACAAACGCAGCAGTTATACAAGAAGATTATAGAGATGACTCTATGTTTGAAGCAAGAATTGTTACAGGTGAAGCATCTTCCGCAGCAGGTGGAGGTGGATTTACGCTTATTGGTAACAATGCTCAGACTGGTGACGATTTAACAGTTACAATTGCTACTAACGATGATAACGAAGAAGCAAACTTATTAGGTTTAAGAATTATTTTAACATCAGGTCCAGGTACAGGACAGTACGGTTATGTACATGCATACAACAGTACTTCAAAAGTTGTAACAGTTTACAAAGAATCTGATAGCACACCAGGTTGGGATCATGTAGTTCCAGGTACACCAATCTTAACACAGTTGTTAACAGGTACAACTTATAGATTTGAGCCTAGAGTTATATTTGATCAACCACCATTTAGTCATGCAGTATCTACTCTTGACGCAGGTACAACATGGGGTGGAGTTACTTACGGTGAAACATCAGGAGTGTTTACATCTATTTCAGCAACAGGTACAGGAACAGGTACTACAATTGGTGTTCCAGCAGCAAATCCAACATTTGATATTACTAAACTTGGTAAAGACTATACAATTACACTAAGGAATGGTGGTGCTGGTTATGCAGTAGGTGATACTCTTACAATTTTAGGTACTAGTTTAGGTGCTGGCGACGATAACAACATTACTATTACAGTACACAGTGTAACTGACGATAGTACAAACAGTATTGTTACATTTGAACACTCAGGATTTGCAGAAAGCGGTAGATTTGTTGCTGTTGCAAGTACAGGTACTACTGTTAACTATTCATTAAATGGTACATCGTGGTCAACTACAAACTTACCATCCTCAGGTGTATGGAATTCAATAGCAGCAGGTAACGGAAGATTTGTTGCAATTAAAGATTCATCAGATGTAGGTGCTTACAGTTTAAATGGTAACACATGGACACCATTTACATTACCAGCATCAACTAACTGGGCAGATGTTGCATTTGGTAATCCAGTATATGACGAAGTACAAGCAAACTTATTTGTTGCAGTTTCAACATCAGGAAACAATGCTGCATTATCCACTAACGGTGGAGCAACTTGGTCAGCAATTAACTTTCCAGCAGCAGGTGACTCAACAATAAACCAGTGGACAAGTGTTACTTACGGTAAAGGACAGTTTGTTGCAATTGCACAAAGTAATAACTTAGCAGCAGTAGGTACATGGAACGGTTCAACTATTAGTTGGACTACTTACATTATGGATGTTATTGCAGACAGTTCGCAAAGAGACTGGAAACGTGTTGCTTATGGTAACAACAGATATGTTGCAATAGCAGACACAGGCGAAATTGGTTATTCATTCGATGGACAAACTTGGTATCCTGCAACAACACCATTGTTAGACGGCTCAACATTATTACAATGGAATGATTTAAAGTATGGTCAAGGTGTGTTTATGGCACTTTACGATACAGCAGGTAGAGCAATTGCAGGCGATGCAACAACAGGACCTGTACAATACATTTACACATCAGAAGATGGAATACATTGGCAAGAAAGAGACCTAGAAGGAACAGGTAACTGGAACAGATGTGCGTTTGGTAATCCAGATGCAGATCCTACAGACGGTGTTGATAACAGAAAAGGTAGATGGGTAATACTTGATAGAGATGTTAAATTTGCTCACAAGGTTGTTTACACAGGTAAACAAATTAAAGGTAGAGCAGATGTAGCTGCTGGTTCAATCGGAGTTGTAAAACTTTGGGATCCAGGTTCAGGTTATGATCCTGTTAATACTCCTGTTGGTTACACAGTTATTGATCCTAACAACACAGGTGAACTTGAACTTGATATGACAAGATTTGCAGACGGCGTATTAGCACAACCAAGTTGGACTAATAGAGGTAATGCATATAAAACAAGTACAACTACTGTAACAGTTACAGGTGATGGTTTTGCAGATATTATTCCAGTAGGTAAGTTTGTAACAGTTTCCGGAATGCCAGTTGTTATTGGCCCAGGTGCACAGTTAAGACTTAATGGTAACCCAGAACTTTACACTGTTGTTGTTATTGAACAAGAAAGTGTTGATACTGGTGGAACATTTACACTAAGATTTAGAGTAAGTCCTGAACTTAAAATTGAGGACGATCCTACAACAAATCACGGTAATGGTGTAACAATTAATACAAGATATTCACAATGTAGAATTTCAAACCACGACTTCCTGGATATTGGTACAGGTAACTTTACACAAACCAATTATCCAGCATTGTACGCACAGAATTATATTTCTTATCCAGAAAATGAAGTGCAAGAAATAAACGGTGGTAGGGTGTTCTACTCAAGTACAGACCAATCAGGTAACTTTAGGGTTGGTGAATTGTTTGCTGTTGAACAGGCTACTGGTATTGTTACTATTAGTGCTGACTTCTTCGACTTAGCAGGTCTTACAGAACTTGCACTAGGTGGTATTAGAGTTGGTGGTACTGGTACAATTATTAGAGAGTTCTCAACAGATCCTCTGTTTATTGCGGATTCAAATAATATTATCCCTACACAGAGAGCAATCAAAGCGTACTTAACAAACAGACTTAACGTTGGTGGAGCGGACTTGCTAACAGCGAGCTTTATTGCAGGTACAGTTAAGATTGGTCCTGACGAAATTGGTAATACAGCAGGACAAGCAGTGAACGTCCCAGTGATGTTCGAATTACAAGGCCCGAAAGCGGGAATTGGTGGAAGTTATCTAGCCCAGGCTTTATTTTATCGAAGCTTTGAGCATAGAGGTATTAGGACTGACTAACATGGCACTAATATTAGAAGATAACAAATTAATGGTAAATACAATGGAACACTACGGAGTAGATAAACATGGCAGAGTTTAAATTAGGTAGAATTAGATTTGTTTGGAAGGGCGATTGGTCCGCTCCAACAGTCTACTACAAAGATGATGTAGTAAGATATGGCGGTAAAACGTATATCTGTACTACTGGACATACAAGCGATTCAGATTTTTATGTAGACTTGAACGTAAGTCCTTCAAGATGGAACCAAATGACAGATGGTCAGGACTGGAAGGGCGACTGGGCTACATCAACATATTACAAAACAAACGACTTAGTTAAGTACGGTGGACAGATTTATATTTGTTCTACTCCGCATACATCTGCCGCTACTGCTTCATTAGGTTTAGAAAACGACTTAGGAAAGTGGACTGCTTTTGCAGAAGGATTTGACTGGAAAAGCGATTGGAACGTTTCTATAAGATATAAAATTAACGATTTAGTTAGATACGGTGCAACAACTTATGTTTGTAACGAAGGTCATACATCTGCTGCTACTGCCAGCGACGGATTAGAAAATGATCAATCTAAATGGGATATCTTTAATCAAGGACTAGAATACAAAGGTGCTTGGACAGGTAACACAAGATACAAATATAACGATATTGTTAAGCAAGGTGCTGGTACATATATTTGTACTACACAGCATACTTCAAATGCATCAGACTTTACAGCAGACTCATCAAACTGGTCACAGTTTATTGAAGGCTTTGAATATGAAAATGCTTGGAGTAATTCAACAGTATACCAACCAGGTGATGTTGTATCATACGGTGGTAACCAATACGTAGCAAAAGTATATCACACAGGTTCAACTAATCCTTCAACTGATACTACAAACTTTGCATTATTTGGTAAAGGTTTTGACTTCCAAAATAATTGGAGCAACGCAACAGATTATAAAGTTGGACAAGTTGTAGCAGTTAATGGTCAGTCATATGTTGCTACAGTTGATTCACCAAGCAACGACTTTACAATATCAGAATCAAGTAACACAACAAACAAATTTACAACAGCATCCACAACTGGAATGGCAGTTGGTATGTCAGTATACTTTAGCGGTGCTGTTTATGGTAACGTTAACGAAGGTGCAACATACTACATTAAAACAGTTGATGATGCAACAACATTTACAATTTCAATTGCACATGGTGGAACGGTATTTACACCAGCATTAGGTACAGGTTCAATGACTGCAAGAGTTGCAGCTCATCCAATTGAACCTAACTACTGGAGCAAACTGTCAAGTGGTTTTTACTGGGCAGGTACATGGCAAGATGATTACGAATATGAAGTAGGCGATTGTGTTAAGTTCGGCGACAACGCATACGTTTGTATTAGCAAACATAGATCAGAAGGCGATGACGGATCAACAATTGGTGCAGCTGGTGGTGGAGCAGACAACAGTCGTCCAGACCAAGACACAACAGGTACTTACTGGAACCAAATGATTACAGGTAGTGAAACTTCACTACTAACAACAAAAGGTGATTTGGTTTACTACGGTGGTGCTGGTGTTGCTAGACTTCCAATTGGTGTAGAAGGACAAGTTTTACAAGCTGGAGCAAATTATCCAGAATGGCGTTCAATGGGCGCAAACGATTATGTTTACTATGTGGCAACACACGGTAAAGATGCTCCGTATCCAGTACATGGTGCAACTATTGATAAACCATTTAAAACAATTAGATATGCTTGTGAAGCAGTATTGCACGGACCAAGACATCCAGAAGCAAGACACTTGCTTGAAATGAACAGAGCGTTTGTACAACGTGAAGTTACAGAATGGATTACATATCAAATTGCAAATGCTGCAAGTGGTAGCATTTGGGAAAACTTTGATTACGAAGATGATCGTTGTGAAAGAGACGTTGGACTAGTATTAGATGCTATGATCTATGACATGTGTCATGGTGGTAACAAGAGATCAAGAGGTGCTGCAAATGCATTTGTTGGAGCTCTTTACGAAGCACCTTACAACACAGGTCCATACTCAAACTTAGCAACAGAAGCAGCAAACTCAGCAGAAGCATATGCATATATGTCAACATTGGTTGATCATGTATTAGCACAAACTGATCCAGCAGTAAATTATCAAACTACAAACGGTGATAATTCAACTGCTATTGTTTCACAATTTAAAACATCAACATTGATTGCAGAAGCAAGTTCAAACACTGTACTTGCAGCAAACTTAAAAATCATTACTGATGCAATTGCAGCAGGTAATGCAGATAACATTCCTGCAAGATATGTTCCACAGAACACTATTAAAATTAAAACAGGACAGTATAGAGAAATTGGACCAATTATTGTTCCAGAAAATACTGTTGTGCTTGGTGATGAAGTTAGATCTACAAACGTTGGACCTTCAGGACCAATTACAGATAAAACTGATGCACGTTATACAATGAATGCTTTAGGACACTTAGAGCCAATCATTGGTGATATTATTAAAGGTGCAAGTGTTACTAAAACAACAGGCAATGCTTACTCACAAGATATTGCTGTTCCTTTTGCTGACACAGTAGAAGAAACACACGTTGAGCGTTTAGTTAGAACAATGCAACAAAACATCGACTTTAGAGTTGGTGAATTTGAATTAAGAAACAGTGCTGATCCTACAGGATATAACAGCTCATTCTTAAGCGGATACGGTGATGCAAGAGCTAGACTTAGAGAAAACAAACATTTCTTTAAAGAAGAATTAATTGCATTTATTGCTGCTAACTACCCGAATGTAAAATACAGCAAAATGAAATGTCGTCAAGATGTAGGTTACATTGTTGACTCTATTTGTTATGACTTAACATACGGTGGTAAGAGCCAATCAAGAATTGCTGCTATGGCATACTATGATGGTGCAGCAGGTGCATTACAAATTGACAGCACAGAAACAGCAGCAACTATTGCAGCGTACAATAAATTAAAAGCAATAATGCAAGATGCTGCAACTAATACTACTATTACAGCATTACAAAGTGTTGTTCCACAAATAAGAGGAACAGCAGGTAGCGCAGGTGCTTCAACATTTATTGGTACTTCGATTGATATTATTACAGCAGTAATTGCTGATGTTAACGATCAACCAAACGTTACAATTACAGCAGCATCAAGTAATACACTTACTGCTACAAATCACGGATTAGAAGTTGGTGACGCAATTGTAATGAGAGCTACGCACGGTACAGGTAGCGGAGCATTACACAAAACACGTAAGTATTGGGTTAAAACTGCTCCAAATGCAAACACATTTACATTGTCTGCAACATTTGGTGGTAGTACACAAACAGTTACAGACGGATCAAGTTTAACAGTTGTAGCAAACGCTATAAACTATCCTACACTAACGAACGGTGTAACTAGTACAACTGCATTGATCACCGCTGTAGAGACCTTAGACGCAGCGCAAGAGACCGTTGTAACGGGAGTTATCAACCACTTAAATCCAACTAATTACCATACTGACTTTACAGTACAGGCTGTTCCTAGCACAACTAGAATTGAAAGTTATGTTGGAACAAGTGCATATGCACACACATATGTAAGTGGTGGTATTGTTACTAAAGGTGACGGAACAGTATTAAACATTACAGCAGTTACATATAATAACAGCACAGGTGTAATGGATATTACTGTTGATGCAGTACACGGATTAGCAATTGAAGATACTTACACACTAGCAAATATTGTGTTTAGTTGTAACTCTCCAAGCGGAGCAGATGTTGTATATCCAGGTGCTACTAAAACAGATGGCACTACACCAAAAGTATTATACAACCAAAGCAAATGTTTACGTGATACAAGATTAATTATGGAAGCAGTTATGTTTGACGTTGCTACAAATAGTAACGAGCAAACAATGAGAGCTGCACTTTCATACTTGAGATCAACAGCAAAAGATGTTTATGACTTAGATCAGAAAGCAACTACAAGAAGTGCTTTTGAATATGTAAGAACACAAGCTATTGCAAATGTAGGCGGAGACGCTACAGCAATTGCACGTATCAACACACTAATGAAACACTTAGACGATGTTGTGTACAGTGGTTCAAATGAAGGATCACCTTGTATTACTGAAGTAAGAAATGCACATCATGCTATGTTACAGATTGAAAGAAACAGAAACTTTATTGTTGCTGAATCTACTGCATGGGTACAAGACACGTACAAAGATACTGCAACTGCAACAGCAGCATCAGATGACGCTGTAACAATTAGTGATACTAGTTGGTTAAGAATTGGTACTGCAATTAAAGTTAGCGGAACAATATTAAGTGCTCCAGCAACAGTAGGCGGAAATGGTTTTGAAACAGGTGTAACTTACTATGTAAACAAAATTATTTCAGGCACTAAATTTACAGTTGCAAAAACTAGAAACGATTCGACACCAATGTCAATTGATGATGACACAGGATCAATGACTGTTATGCTTGATTACAGCAGTGAGAAATGTGAAAGAGATATGAATAGAATACTTGACGCACTCAAGTATGATATACAATATCACGGTAACTACAAATCATTAATGGCTGCAAGATACTACGGTAACGCAGTACATGGTGTAAGAGATGGCGAAGACTTCTACTACGTAAGAAATGGTACAGGTGTTAGAAACCAAACTCTTGCAAACATGGCAGGTGACTTACTTGCTCCAAATGCATTAGGAACTTCAAGAGTTTCAGGTGGTGCTTATGTATCACTTGATCCAGGATATGGACCAGATGATTTCTCAACATGGATTATTGAACGTTCACCATACGTACAAAACGTAACAACACTTGGTGCTGGTGCAATTGGTCAAAAGATTGATGGCGCACTACACAACGGCGGTAACGATTCGATTGTTAGTAACGACTTTACACAGGTTATATCAGACGGTATTGGTGCTTGGGTAACAAACAATGGTAGAGCAGAGCTTGTATCAGTGTTTACATATTACTCACACGTAGGTTACTTGTCAGAAAACGGTGGTAGAATTAGAGGTACAAACGGTAACAACTCTTACGGTGACTTTGGTTCAGTAGCAGAAGGATTTGATTCGACTGAAACTCCAAACACTGCAATTGTTGATAACAAATTCCAATTTGAAGCAACAGTTGGAAGTGTACAAACTGATAACGCACAAGAAGTTTACGCATTTGAATTTAATAATGCTGGTAACGAATACACTAACGCAAGTTGGTTAATTTCAGGTGCTGGTACAGGTGCAACAGCAGAGCCAGATGAATTTAGAGATGGCGGTGTACACCAAATTTTCCTACAAGATAACGTAGACGATAGTACTAATGCTCCAGAAGCAGATGGTAACTTCGGTGGATTTGGTTATATTACTAACTCAAACACTGCACAGGCTGGTTCTTCAACAAGCATTACACTTGCTGCAACAGACGCAGAGATTAGTTCAGCATACCTTGGTATGAGAGTTAATGTTACAGGTGGTGCTGGTGTTGGACAGTACGGTATTATTGCTTCATATAACAGTGGTACTAAAATTGCAGGAGTTACTAAAGAGTCAACAGGCGCAGCTGGATTTGATCACATTGTAGCTGGTACAGCAATTGTTGCTCCGGATGCTTCATCAACATACACAGTTGAACCAAGAGCGGTATTTAGTGCTCCAACTGATAGTTCAGAAGGTGTAACACTTCCTACAAGTGGTGCATGGCAAGATGTATTGCATGGCGGACGCACAGGAGTTTACTTACCAAGTGCAACATATAATAACAGTGGTGGTTCAGGTGCTAGTTTCCAAGTTGTTAAAAACGGTGGAAAATACATTACAACAATTGTAAGCGGCGGAACAAAATATACACGTTACGATACATTTACTATTGCTGGTAACAATGTAGGCGGCGCAGCAACCACAAACGATATTACAGTAACAGTTGTGTCAGTAGATGCTAACGGTGTAATTTTAGAAATTGAAACAGCAGGACAAGCTCAAGAAGGTGTATGGGTAGCTGTTAAATCAAGTGCAGCAGCAGGTGCTTACAGTACCGATGGTAAAACTTGGACAGCAAACGTTATGCCAAATGCTAACTGGACATCAATAGCACACGGAATGATCGACGATGGATCAACTGTAGCATTGCAAAGTAGATTTGTTGCAGTAGCAACAGGTAGTGCAACAGCAGCATACTCCGATGACGGTGTTACATGGTCAACTGCTACTATGCCATCAAGTGGAACATGGACTGATGTTACATATGGCGAAGGCAAGTTTGTTGCAGTACAAGCAGGATCAGCTACAGTTGCTATTTCATTAGATGGTGTTGAGTGGGATATTACAGGAACACTTAACAACACTGGACATACAAGAATTGTATACGGTAAAGGATTGTTTGTAGCAATTAAACCAAGTTCAAATACAGTTGAATATTCAACTGACGCTGTAACTTGGACAGCATCAACACTTCCAGCAAGTAGTGCTTGGACAGATGTTTCATGGGGTAACGGACACTTTGTTGCAGTTGCAAGTGATACAAACACAGGTGCTATGTCGTTAGATGGCGCAACATGGGTAGCGATGCCAATGGGTGCTCCAGACTCAACAGCAGTTTCAGGATTGCAAAGAGTTGAATACGGACAAGGGCAGTTTGTTGCTACAGCATATATTGATGGACTAGACGGCTTTAACGATGTTGCTACATCGCAAGACGGATTTAACTGGACATGGAAATCACTAGAAGGTGTAACTGGAGATCAAGTAGGTGAAGGTTACCAAGCATGTGGATTTGGTGTATCAGATAGAAAAGGTTACTGGGTAACAATACCAGTTGTATCAGGAGCAATTGCTTCAAGATCAAGACTAGGTGTTACTGCTAGAGCAAGAACATTTGTTGCACAGAACAAGATCTTTTCAGTTAGAATATTAGAGCCTGGATCAGGATACGATAGTGTTCCAACACTAACAATTACTGACCCAAGTGAAATTTACGCTGTACCATTTGTAGTTAGAATTGGTAATGGTGTGTTAGCTAACCCAACATTTATTAGCAGAGGAACTGGATATGTTTCAGCTTCCGCTGACTTAGTAGGTGGTGATGGATTTGCTGACTTCTTCCAAAGCGGTACGTTCATTGCTGTTAGACAACTTACAGATATTCCGGTAACAGGATCAAATGTTGTGTTTGGACATTTACCAAATGAAACATTTAAACTTGTTAACATTGTAACACAACTTGGTACAAACCCAGGTGCGTACACATGTTTCTTACAAATATCACCGGACATGAAAGTTATTAATGTTCCTGCACACGGTACTAGTGTAACAACTAGAATTAAGTACTCGCAGGTACGTTTAACAGGACACGACTTCCTAGATATTGGTACAGGTAACTTTACTGAAACCAACTATCCAGGACTTCCAACACAAGATCCAATACAAGCTAACGAAACTAGGGAACGTGCTGGTGGTAGAGTATTCTACACAGCAACTGACCAAGATGGTAACTTTAGAGTTGGTGGATTGTTTAGTGTTGAACAGTCAACTGGTGTTGCAACATTGAATGCTGATGCATTTAACATTGCAGGACTACAAGAACTTACACTTGGTGAAGTTACGCTAGGTGGAGGATCTGCTTCAATTGAAGAATTTAGTACAGACCCATTCTTCACAGCAGATAGTGATAGTGTTGTACCAACACAAAGAGCTATTAAGGCTTACATCAGTTCACAAATTGGTGGCGGTGGTGCATCACTTAACGTAAATAGTGTTACAGCAGGTGCAATTTATATTGCTGGAACACAAATAACTACAACTACACAAGCGCCAATTCAAGTTAATGCTAACATGAATTTCAAAGGTGGAGTTAGAGGACTACCAATTGCTTGGTCGTACTTCTTAAACTAGAAATATATAAACGGAGAAAAAGAAAATGGCAACAGGAATTTTAGGGACAGCAGACCTTGCAGCGGCTACTGATACTACCCTATACACAGTACCTGCAGATCACTTTAGCGTAGTAACGGTAAATATCTGTAATAGGTCTTCAAGTGCTGCAACAGTAAGGATAGCAGTTAGTTCATCTGGAACACCAGCAGACGCAGATTATATTGAATATGATTCTCAAATTTCTGCAAACGGTGTACTAGAAAGAACAGGTATAGTGCTTGACGCATCTAAGGTCGTTGTTGTAAGATCAAACGCAATTAACGTATCAGCTGTGTGCTTAGGTATTGAAACTTCAACAGCATAAGGAGAGATAAACATGGGAAGAATAGTAGGACAAGGACTTAACGATCAGCCAGTTATTGCATCTGGCACTACTGCTCAACGCCCTCCTAGTGCTAACTCTGGTGCTTTATATTATAATACTTCTAAAAATATTTTAGAAATTTATAACCATAACGCGGTACAATGGCACGTAGTTGGAGAATTACCGAGAGTAGTAATTACATCTGCAACAGCAGCTATGTCAAATACATTCTATATTGTTAACAGTGCAGGCGGACCAGTTACGGTAACATTACCGGGTTCTCCAGTCGAAGGTGATACAGTTAAGTTTCAAGATTACTCAGGAACATTTGGTAGTAATAACTTAACAGTTGGAGCCAACGGTAAAAAAATTATGCGTACAAGCGACAATATGACTGTAAGTACTAATGGTGCATCATTTACACTAGAGTACACTGACGAAGCAAGTGGTTGGTTAGTAGCATCAATTTAACAGGAGCATAGAAGAAAATGGCATTTGATTATCAAAGTTTGAAAAAAGTTACAGGGGCTGCAATTGTGGACGGTAGTCTAGCTCAGGCAGACTTAGCGAATACAACTGTAACAGGAACAAACATTGCTACCGGAGCCGTTGGGTCTGACGAAATGGCAACAGGTGCTGTTGATCTTGGAAGTGCTAAAGCAACAGGTGCATTATCAGTTGCACAAGGTGGTCTAGGTATTAACAGTGGTAGCGGAGCATATAGAGCTGTAAGAAGCACAGGCTCAGCACTAACTACTGATCAACATGGTATTGCAAGTATGAATGTTTATACAGGTAATAGTACATGGAGTAGACCAAGTGGTGTACGATACATTAGAGTACAAGTACAAGGTGCTGGTGGTGGCGGAAGCGGCCACGGAGAAGGTGGTGCTGCTGGCGGATATGCAGAAAAATTTATTGATGTAACAGGAATTAGTTCAGTTTCAGTTAGCATTGGTGGTGGAGGTGGTGGTACATACTACTCCGGTGCTGGTGGTAATGGTAATGGTTCTAGTTTTGGTCCATATGTAAGTGCAAGTGGTGGACACGGAGCAAACAGACAAAACCAACACAGTGGTGGAGTTAGCGGAAATGGATCAGGTGGTAACTTGAATATCCATACAGGTGGCGGATTTAGTCACCACGCTTATAGTGCTCAGAGTACAGCAAACACATACTTTGGTGGAGGTGCTCCAGGTAATCACCCACAAGGTGGACACTTTGCACACAATCATCAAAATCATTGTACACAAGGTTCAGGCGGAGCAGGAGCTCACTTCCATGGACATAGGGGTTCAGATGGTAGACCTGGCATGATTATTGTGACTAACTACTATTAAGGAGTATGAGAGAGAATGGCATTTAATTATCAAACACTGAAAAATTTAACAAATACCTCCTTAGATGGTGCTACAGTTACTGGTGCAGATTTAGGCACAGATTCAGTTACAAATGCAAAATTAGCGAACGGTGCTATTACTAGTGATAAGATGGCAGCTGGTGCTGTTAACTTAGGCGGTAGTGTAGTTTCTGGTACAGCGGCATTTAATAAAGGTGGTACAGGACAAACTAGTGTTGGTGGAGCATACCAAGCACTAACAATGAATTCAAGTAATAACAACTTAACCTTTACACCAACAGGTATTAGAGGTATGAGTGTTTATACAAGTACAGGTACTTGGAACAAACCAAGTGGCGTACGATATATTTTAGTACAAGTACAAGCCGGAGGCGGCGGTGGTTCAGGACATGGTGAATCAGGAGCAGCAGGTGGATATTCAGAAAGAGTACTTGACGTAACAAGTATTAGCTCAGTGAGCTGTAATGTTGGCGGTGGAGGTGGTGGTACATACTACTCTGGTGCTGCCGGTAACGGAAGTGGATCAAGTTTTGGTCCATACTTATCAGCTGGTGGCGGACACGGTGCTAATAGACATAATCAACATAATGGCGGATTACCTGGTGTTGGATCAGGTGGTAACCTAAACATCTATTGTGGTGCAGGCGGAAGTCACGAACAACGTTCAGCAGGAATGGGTGGTGCTAGTTTCTTTGGTGGACCAGGTCCATCAGGACACCCACAAGGTGGACACTTTGCACATAACCACCAAGGACATAGTTCACCAGGAACAGGTGGAACATCAGGATACTTTAGTGGACACAGAGGTGCTGACGGTAGACCGGGAATCATAATTGTAACGGAGTTCTATTAAAATGGCATTTAACTATCAAACACTAAAGCAGTACACAGGTGATGCATTTATTGATGCAACTCTAACAGGATCAAAGATAGCAGCAGGCGCAGTTGCAGCAGACGACATTGCATCAGGTGCTGTTGATGCAAACAAATTAGCAGACGGTGCAGTTAACTTAGGTTCAAATGTAGTTACAGGTACAGTTCCAGTAAGTGGAGGTGGTACAGGACTTACAAGTGTTGGAGGAAATAATACTATTCTTTCTGCAAACTCTTCAGGTAACGCATTAGAATATAGAAACGAAGGTTTCTCAGGTATTCAAGTTTTTACAGGTAACGGTACTTGGAACAGACCAAGTGGCGTAAGATACATTAGAGTTAAACTAGTTGGCGGAGGCGGTGGCGCAAGTGGTCACGGAGAGTCAGGCGGCGCTGGTGGATACTCAGAAAGAATAATGGATGTAACAGGAATCAGCTCAGTTGGTATTACAATTGGCGGTGGTGGCGGAGGTACTTATTACTCTGGTGCTGGTGGTAATGGTAACACAACTAGTTTTGGGCCTTATATGTCAGCAGGCGGTGGACATGGGGCTAACAGACAAAACCAACACTCGGGTGGTGTAAGTGGAAACGGTAATGGCGGAAACTTAAATATTCACCAAGGTGGAGGTGGTTGTCATCACCACTCGTTTGGTCCAGGTGGATCAACATATTTCGGTGGTGCAGCACCGTCAGGGCATCCACAGGGTGGACACTTTGCACACAATCATCAAGGACACAGTGCGCCGGGTACAGGTGGTACAGGCGGGTATTTCCATGGACATAGAGGTTCAGACGGAAGACCAGGTATTGTAGTCGTTGAGGAATATAAGTAATAAATAAAAGACAATAGGAGTATATTAAACCATGAAAAAAGCACTTATAGGATATCAAGGTTGGGTTCAAGACATTAGAGAGCCCGGCGAAGAATTTGAAATCTACAATGGTCCTGACGCATCAATCCAGTGGGTAGATGCTCCAGATGAGATCACTTTAGATTGGACATTAGAATGGTCCCCACAACAACAGCAAATGATTTGGGTAGAAAGAGACGGCCCATACACACAAGATTCAGAAGCACGTAGAGTTGCTTATGGTGAAGTTGGTGAACAGTTAGATATGATTTTCCACGAAGTTCAAGAATCAGGAAGTATTTCTGCTTCAGGACCGTGGGCATCACACATTTCTACAGTAAAATCAATGATTCCAGCACCAGCAGCACCAGAACTAATCACTGAAGAAGAAGCAATGGTTAGAAGAAATACTACAGAACCAAGCGAAAATAAGCCATGTAATTCAAGCACTTCGGACTTACCAGCTTGGAAAAGATACAGCGGTTGGACTGATAAATCAAACGATCCAGTTCCAGGCATTAACCAGTAAAAACGTAAGTATACTCCAAATATTAAAAGGCTCTTCGGAGCCTTTTTTTATTTCTGCCCTCTCTACCATAGGATAAATAATAGTAGTATATTATAAAATACACCAAAGGAAAAGATATGAAAATTAAAACAGTAACAATTGTTGGAGGCGGCTCTTCCGGTTGGATGACAGCAGCAGCACTTTCTAAATGTTGCCCACACTTAGATATTACATTAATTGAATCTAAAACAATTGGCACAGTTGGCGTAGGTGAAAGTACATTAGGACATATTAATAGATATCTTCAAATGCTTGATCTTAAAGATGAAGATTGGATGCCAGCATGTAACGCAACATATAAAAACTCAATTCAATTTACAAACTTTAGAGAAAATAAAGGCGAAGTATTTCAATATCCGTTTAGTGATGGATTCGATTATACTGATAAGCCAGGTGGCATGGAAAACTGGAGACAGTTAGCAGCACTAAAACCTGAACAATATACTCCAGAAGAATTTGCAAGATTCTTTTGTACAGGTAATACATTACTTGCTGAACAAAACAAGCAAACTAAAAACGAAGATGGTGTTTTAAGAAACTTTAATTTTGATTGGGATACTGCATATCATTTAGATGCAGCAGCATTTGGTCAATACTTAAAAGATAAAATTGCTATTCCTAACGGTGTAAAACATATGTATGGCGAAGTACATTCCCATATGAAAGACAATACAAACAGTTACGTTACACAAGTATTATGTGCAGACGGA